GAACCAGGACCGGAAGGCCTCGTCCTGCGAGAACCGCGCGCCGAGGCTGCGGGTGTCGACGACCTCGCCGCTGTCCCGGTTCGCGAGGATCCCGGCGTACTTGCCGAGGGCGTTGTCGATCTCCTCGTCACGACTGGCGATGTCCAGGTTGGCCTGGATCCGGTCGTCGATGACCTTGAGGGCGTCGCGCTTCTCAGCGATGGTCTGCTTCTCGTCGTCGGTGTAGTCCCGCTTGTCGGCGGTGGCGGCCTCGTCGATCTGACGGAGCTCGCCCTGGATCTCGGCGCGGGCCTTGAAGTTCTCGCGCACGATGGAGCTGAAAGACATTCCGTCCCCTCCTGGGGATCAGGGCGCGCGCGTCGGAGCGCACGCCTCGGTTGTTGGGGTGCGCTGCGGTGCGTTGCGCGCGGCCGTCAGCAGGTCAGGTGGGTGATCCGCTCCCGGACGAAGGTGTGCTGCACACGGCCTTCATCCGCGTCTCGCCCGGTGACCGTGTCGCCGGTGGCGATCAGATCGTGCAGACGCCCTTCCTGGGCTGCTTGCACGAGGTCGTGGAGGTCGAGCGACCGTGCCTCTGCAAGGCTCCGGAGGCTCGACGTGGTGTCCGTGTAGGCCGGGAAGGTGACTGGGCCGACGTCACGGATCGAGATCTGCTTGAGGGTGCGGAGCGGGAACGCTTCGTCGGTCTCGCCCCACTCATCTTCGATGAGCCGGAACCCGAAACTCGAACCCACCAGGTCCTGCCGTTCCAAGAGGGCGGCGACATTGCGGCCATCGGTCGTGTCGGGCAAGTCGACCTCGTAGTGCCCGCCCGTGTCGTCCTCGCCCATGCGCAGCGTCCCCGCTCCCATGCGGCCCAGGAGCTTGTTCGGGTCGTGATTGAACAGGGCACGGATGTCCTGCTCCTGGATCGACTTCTTGCCCGCCCCGGGAGCGACCTCCTCGACGAACCCGCCGAGGTTCTGGGACCGCTTACCAAAGACGTACGCATAGCCGGCGGCGCGGATCTTGCCGTCATCGGCCTTGCGGAACTCGACGGGCTCGACGAGCGTCCGGCGCTCGAGCTCGGTGGTCATGCCGCACCTCCGGGTGCTGGGACAGGTGAGACGACGGGCTGGTTGCCCCACGGAACAGGCGCCAGGTCCTCGAGCGCACGGGCCTCGTTGATCGTCAGGAAGCGGCCGTCGAGAGCGACCTTGTAGGAGTCGTAGCGGTCCTTGAGCGAGGCCCTGAGGAGGGCGTCGAGGTTGAGCCGGACGAACACGTTCACCAGGCCATGTGTCGTCAGGAGCCGGCCGAGGCCGTCTTCGATCCGCTCTGTCCAGGGGCGCAGCGAGAACTGGCCGAATGCCAGGTTCTGCTCCGCGAGGCCTGACCCCCAGCTGGTGCTGTTCGACGCGTCCGCGATGAGGTGCGGGGGGACACCGAAGACCCGGGCGATGTCGGGGACCTGGAACTGGCGGGTCTCGAGGAACTGCGAATCCTCCGGTGAGATCGAGACCTTCGAGAGCTTGGCGCCCTCGGTGAGCACCCCGATCTTGTTGGCGTTCCCGACCCCTTGGTGGCCGGCGTTCCAGGTGTCCTTGAACCGCTGGGCTGCCTCGGTGGACATCTTCCCCGGCGCCTCGACCACCGCGGAGGGCAGAGCCCCGTTGCTGAAGAAGGCCGAACCGAATCGCTGCGCCGCCAGACCAAGCTCGATGGTCTCGCGGGCATAGGCGACCGGCGACAGGCCCGTCAGATGCCCGGGGAGCATCATCCCCTTGATGTGCATCAGGTCCGTGTGGGGGTCCAACGGGACGCCCTGGCAGGTGTAGGTGACCTTCCCTGATACTCGCTGGACCGTCATGTAGATGGGGTCGAGGACGATCAGGTCGGTCGGTACGCCGAGTCGGTCCCGTGGGGTCAGGACGTAGGCGTTGCCGTCCGTGAGCAGCGACAGCATCACCATCGACAGGAAGTCGATGCGGGACTGCTGCGGCGGGTCGAACGACAGGTACGCCGGCCGCGGGCGGAACGGGGTACGGATACCACCGGAACGCAGGAACGTGTCGAGCGGCAGCGTCGCGACCGCCTCAGAGAGCAGCCTCAAGCACGCGAACACCGCCGAGAGCCGCATGGCGTTGTCCAGCCCGGACGTGCGCGGGCCCATGTAGACCATGCCGGGCCCCCAGTGGCCCGAGTCGTACTGGTCCGGGAGGTCAGGAAGGGAACGGGTCTCGAGCCCGAACGCCTGGCGCAGCCTGCTCACTCGTCACCTGGCTTCTTCTCGTCCGCCAGATCCAGCCCCGCAGCGACGAGCACCACACCGCCAGCGATCAGCCCAACCGGAAGGGACAGGAGGCAGGCGCCGACGATCACGAGGACCGCGCCAGCAAGCAAGAGCAGTCCAGCGGCCACTAGGTCACCTCAGATCGTGAAGAAGTCCGCCTCCCCCGAGAGGGACTGGGCACCCCAGCAGGCGTAGGCCACTGCGTTCAGCGGCGAGATGTCATCCGGTGAGAGCCGGCGCGAGAACCGGATGGCGCCGTCCCCTACGTCAGACGCCACGACCCCGGCAGCAGCACGGGTGAGCGGCGCTTGGGCGAGATGGCGGACCTTCCCCTCGCCAACCCGGTCGATCAGGTGCATCGACGCCTGAGTGCGCTCCTGGGCGGTGAGCTTGCGGACCTTGATGCCCACTTCCTCGAGCGGACCGATCAGCTTTCCTGCGGGTCCTGCGGGGTCGATCAGGAGCTCGTCGAACCGGTCCTGGCGGGCAACTGCCAACGGCACTACCCAGGAGGTCCCAGGCCCGATGTCGGCCGGCGTGACCAGCTCGAGGTGGATGCCATCGGACATCCCGATGGAGCACCACTCCTCGCCGCGTGCGTTCGTGTCCACGTCGACCGCGAACGCCAGGCGTCCAGCCGGCTGATGGGCCGGGTCTTCGCAGAGGATCCACCAGTCGCGGGAGATCACCCGCCATCCGGCCTCGAGGTCAGCTAGCACGGGGATCTCCGGCCACTGGTTCAGGTAGGACCGCCGGAACTGGTCGATCCCGGTCTGGCCGTCACGCTGCGCCTTCTCCCACTCGCCTTCGAGCGCCCGAAGCGTGATCGTGTACCCCAACGCCGGTGAGCAGGACTCCCACGTCGCAGGATCCCCCGGCTCGGCGTCGTCCTCGGCGGACCACTCGAAGTAGGCGGTGCGGCCGTGCTTCCCGGTCCCGCACGCCGTCCGTCCCGCCAGCGTCTTGCGCCACAGGTAGGCCGACTTCCGATCACCAGCTGTTGACAGGATGATCAGCTGCTTGTTCGTCCGCGTGATCATCGACGGCGACAGGCCCGCCTCAATCGTGTTGTCGCCGTGGGCAAACGCCTCGTCGATCACCCCGACATCGAGCGTGTCACCGTGAGCACCGGTCCGGGACGGTGCGTCGATCTGCCAGAAGTTGCCTCGGCCGAACTGGATGTTCTCGGCGCCGTTGTTCAGCGACAACTTCCATTCGACGGGACGCTGCGGCTTGTTCCGGATGTGAGTGATCTCCCGGAACGCCGGCTTCGCGTCCCTCAGCACCTCAGCGAAGTCCCGCTCGAGCTTCAGCTTCGCCTTCTGGCGCTGCTGGGCCGTGTAGGTAAGCCGCTGTCGGCCCAACGTGCGCGGCACCGACACCAGCCGGTGCACTGCCACCGCCATCACGAGCGCGGTCTTCCCCGACTGCCGGGGCACGGTCAGGACCACCTCGTCGTAGTGGTAGGTCCCGTCGTCGTCGAGCTCAAACGCCACGTCCACCACCTGGCGCTGCCACGGCATCAGCGGGCGGTTCAGTCGCTCCGAAATCTTGGCGACCGCCGGGCCCAGCGTCTCCCGATCGCCCCGCGGGGTCGAGAATCTAGGTGGGCACGTCGTCGAGCCAGGCGTCCGGGTCGTCGTCGTCGTCGCCACCGGGCGCCTCCTTGACCGGAAGCGAGGTCAGGATCTGCCGGAGCGTGGCCGCCTGCTGCCTCGCCTCGATCAGGGCACCGTCGATCCGCAGCTCGTAGTCCTCGGTCCGCAGGTCGTGGACCAAGATGGCCCACACCTCCGCCTGGCCGGTCAGGATCTCGTCCAGACGGTCCAGCCGGTCAGCGATCCGGCAGGCCTCCTCGAGCAGAACAACCCCTCGCTCGCCGTCGCACTGGCTGAAGCACGCGGCCCACAGCCGCCGGCCACGCGGCCCAAAAGCCCGGTTCGCTGGGTTCTGAGAGAGAGATTCCGAAACTGCCGGGGTTTCGGCCGCTCGGTTGGCGAACTTCGCGGCGGGATCGCTTACCATGTGTGCTCGGTTCGTCGCGCGACGCGGCGTCCTCGTCCGGCGTTGCAGGCGTGGTGGGCGGGCTGCCAGTTGGTTGGGTCGAGCCCGTGGCCGCCTTGGCTGAGGGGGACGATGTGGTCGACGGTGAGCGCCATGCGGTCGGGGTGGCGCAGCGTGTAGTCGATGGGCTGGTGGCAGATGGCGCAGGGGAGGTTGAGCGCGGCCCAGGTTCCTCGGACTGGTGCGGTTGCCTTCTGCCATCCCTCGCCGCGGCAGCCTGCGAGGGACCGGAGGTCAGCCATGTCCGAACCCGATGGGGTTACCGAGTGCCATCGCTTCCCCCTCCTTCGGTGCCGTGCGGGGCCGGGGCTCCTGACCTGTTGTCCTGGGCGACAGACGCAACGGGCCGTCAACGCCCCGGACCCGACACAGCTCCGCGGATTCATTGCCCGGCCCGGTCGCGTGGGAGCGGTGTGCTCCCGCGTCACGGCGATGTAGGCGACCCCAGCACCGTGCTGGTTCACCTTCCGGATTGGTGGCGGAGGCAGGACTCGAACCTGCGGCCTCCGGGTTATGGGCCCGGCGAGCTGACCAGCTGCTCTACCCCGCTACGTGGAAGCACGACGCCCGCCTGATGCTCTACGGCAGGGGGGACCGGAGCGACGTCACCGCTGTTCCTTGAAAGCACCCAGGGTCCCGCTCCAGCGGTAACTGGAGCAGGACCCTGGGGCCGAGCGATACCAGGTCACAAGGACGAGGCATGCC